ACTCTCTAAGCTCTGGCATGGACTTCCTTAGTATCAATGCCCTGTGTTCTTTGAAATGACATGATCTTAAAGGATCAATAAGCATTGCAAAGCTTTTTCCTCCTCCGGCTGCTCCTCCGTAGAGGACATCTTTTTCAGATGCAGCCAAGAAGTCTGTCTGTGGCCCTTCGTTAGGCAGGAAGGCTACATAAGAACCTGTTTCTGTTAAATGCTCTTGTATGGCATCAGGTAACTCTTTAGTCTCTGATTGCGTAAGAACATTTGAAGTTAGTACTTTCTTTTCCTTTCGTAGCTTATGTTCGGCTACTGTCAAGTTCCTGCGTAACTTCTTAACCTTATCGGTTTTACGATTTAATCTTCGTTGTGCCTGTATAGCAGCTTTAACATCCGATAGCTCCGAATTACGAGGTCTTCCACGCTTACGAGGCTGATCTGATTTTTGGTCTGCCATACTTCTTATCTACATATTTCTTTAATCCGGGCCGAGACATCTTCTTACCTGTCTCTGCTTCTAACCAATCTACTCCTATTCCAAGGCTTATTTCGCCTATATGTACAGATTCTGCTACTTCTTTTAAGACTTCTAAATCTTTTTCTACAGGTTTTAAATAACCTTGGATAGTAGAAGAAAGTTCATAACCAAAAGGTATAGTAGAAGATGGTCGCCTAATATATCCATCAGGAAGCAACATTAATGTATTGCCTGTGATTCAGTAGACATAAATTTATATTTTAATTCATGTACTTCTCCAAGTAAATCCAATTCATGTATCTCAGCTATTGCTTTAGCCTCCCGTATTGAATCTGCTTTAATATAAGGACCTATAAAAACTTCTGAGTCTTTATTAACTTCAGTCAGAAATATCTTCATACGATCCCTCAATTTCTATAGGAGCTTTATCAGGCATTAAAAAAATACCTCCTCCTACTTTATGATTAATATCAAGCTTATCTACCTTACTGATACCAACCCTATCTAAAAGAGTCTGTGCAGCCGCCAGTTTATTTCCTGCTTGTACTATAGGTCTTTTAGAGTCCAGTATCTCTACAAGCTTAAAAGCTGCTTTAGGCGCAGAGTTCGCCAAAATCTCCTGAGTTATCTCCAAGATTTCATGTTTTAGAGATTTAACTACATGATGATAGTGACTGGAATAGCCAGCTAACTCCGCAGCCTTCTTTGGATCACCTTGAGTTTCTACAAGATGATTCAAGAATGACTGCTGCTTAGTTGTCAGTTCTCTTTTAGTTTGTTTTTCAACACTTGGTAATATAGCCATATTATCTATTATAGGGTCAGATTTGAACTTTGTCAAGCTTTTACTTGACAAAAGTGAAAATTAACTGTATAATAGGGTTATGCCCCACAGGGTTCAATAAGATATCTACTCTATAAGCCGGAATAATTAACCAGTTCTAGTTGACACTTGTTTTTAATAATTTTGTCTATGTATGCTATAGATACCCACCCTACCGGGGGTGGCCTCCTGCCACGGGGTCATGTCAATCGACTGCCTTTGAAAAAAGTGGGACCAAAAAACCCTCCACCACTGAGTGTCAGTCGGCCTTTGTCGCCCACTTTGTCGACAGCCACTCTCTTTCAAGCACCATCTGTACCCTTTAGCTGTTCTTGACAGGTGCCGCCTTTTTTGCCTAGAGTCGTTCCCCCTCCCTTGCTGATAACTTCTAACCATCTTTTCCAATCCCTCACAAGTGGTCGCCACTACGCTGATTTGTCAAGATCATTCTCGTTGCTCTTTGCTTTTTTCACACCAAATCCAAGAGAGCAATGGCGATCACTCTGTTCTAAGTCACTCGGAGCTTGAAGACCCGCTTTTATTCCGCTGGTCTTTCGCTCTTATATCCGTGATATTCGAATCCTATTCCGAATTAAAAAAAAATAATACCTACGGTTTTTTTAATTCAAAATAGGAGAATATCATGGGATATAACATCGAAACACAACCGCAAGAAAAGCGGGAAGCTCCGGTGACTTATAACACAGCACTCGCCATTGCTCGGATTTGGGCAAAAAAAGCAAAGAGCCCCGAGCATGAGACAAAGCACCGTATTGCCGCCCACTTGTGGAGTCTTGGAAAAGCTGGGAAGTTATCGCAAGAGGATGCGCAACCACTCTTTTCAAAAAAGTCAACCCCTGTCAAGTACAGAAAGGCTATAGATGCTTACTTGAAAGAGAGTGTCCTATCACCGACAAAGTGGTAGTCTAGCGACAAAGGCCCCCTGCCAAGTGGTGGGGGGTTTTTTTGTCCCACAGGCAGCATGACCCCGTGTTAATAGAGCAGGAGGCCACTTGATAAACCCCGTCCTTGCTGTGTTGTACGATGATCACAGCAAGGTTCCCCCGCGCGACAACGCCCCCAGTTGCGGTACGACTTCGTAATCTTTAAAGTCTCCCTAGCATAAATGAACTCTGTTGTCAAGGTTAATGTACACTTTTAAGTCTCTGATATCTAAGTAGTTCTTAAAAGTCAAGGTTAATTAACCGTTAATTTCACATTTAATAGTAGTTAACAGGTATTTATAGGCTTTAAAGTTATATTAAATACTACAGAAATTATGTTACAACTTCCAAGACTTTAAAAACATTAAAGATTTTTAATATTATTTAACTACCGAAACACAGCCAACCACTATTAAAAAACCCCCCTGTATATATTAAATACCAGCCGCCTTTAATGCGCGGAAACGCTTGACCCCAACCAGCGATCCGTGCTACCGTGACGCTCTTCTGGCTTGCCAGTTCTTAAAACAAGGAGTATTAAAATGACCAGAAATCAATTACTTAAAACAATCCTGTCTAATGATGGTAGGTTACGTTTCAAAGATGCCGTTGCCAAGTATAATGACGGCACTCCGCATATAAGAAACGGCCAATTGAAAATCATTAGGGTTCCTAAGTACACAATGGCAAGTGCATTTATAGATGCTGCTATTAAGGAGGCAAAAAATGCAGATTAAATTCAATACTTTAGAACAAGCACAGAAATATATCTGGGACTTGAGTTATAGATTAAATAAAAATAAAAACAAGTTCGTATTTAAAGGCGAGAAGGCTTTTATATATAAGCATCGAACCAAGAGGAAATATATATATCTCACACCCTCGCTTGAGTATTTAAATACAGACACTATGGATCGTGGTACTATTTGGAAACTGGAGGCTTTTTGATGATAGATACTTTATATCAATTCTTTGTTATGGTATTCTTTATGATGTTACTTGTTGGAATTTATTTAGGAGACTAATAGGCCACCGCTATAAGCGCGCGGAAACGCTTGACAGCCTTGGGAGCCTGTGCTAGTCTGATGGGGCTGGCACAGGCCAGTGTTTTTATTAACTTTTAAAAGGGAAAATGCTTATGAAAAATTCAACGACTTATAGTCAGAACGGTTCTAAAACAACGGAGCCTATTAGACTTGCACCTTATTCAGTACAGCTAGTCTGGAAAGAGGCTGATGAAAATGGTGCAGCTATTGTCCGTGTTCGCAGCAATCAAACACGATATGATACTACAAGTGGTAAAACATTTCGTGGTACTCATCATGGTTTGGTATCTGTTTATACACCTCATCGGAATCCAACTAAGAAACTGTGGTTTAAAAAGTTGCTTGGTAGGACCGAGACTAATCCTTCAATGCAGATTTTAGAAGTGCCTAATACTTCTTATGACATTGAGGATATACTTCGGGTTGTTAATTACGCTGTCGGATAGTATTACTATGAACCTGAGTAAGTTCTCAAACTGCTCGTTTAAATTAACTTCAATGGGAGATGATTATGGCTGACAATTTGAAAGGACAGATCAATATTATTATGGAATTCTTTGGAAAGGGTGAGAGCCTGAGTACATTTCGTAAAGAGCTTGCTGAATTAACTGAGGCTGATAAACTTGAATTGGCCCAAGGTTCTGCAAATGCTCTTGGTTATACTCAAGATCAGGTTAGTTTTAAACTAGTTTAATATCAGGAGACTTTAATGAAAGGCAAACGTAATCCAGTTAAAAGAAACATGGATAAATTTCACAAGCCCCAGACCCATAAGGATAAACTCAAGGCTTATCGTAAACAGAAAGCTCGTGATAAAGCTAAGTGGAATTTAGATGAAGAGTTAAACTAATGAAAGGTATATTAATAAATCCATTTGATAAGACAATCAAAGAAGTAACGATAACTTATAACCTTGAAGATATACATATACTATGTAACTTCAGTATATTTAATATCGTTTCCCCTCTTTGGGATACTATACACCAACTCAATAATAAAATGTATGTAGATGATGAAGGCTTATTCAAACCGAACCAGAGATATTTTAAATTACATGGTAATAACTATGCTGGTAAGGCTTTGATAGTTGGTAATGATACTGGTGAAACTACAACCACATCTTTTGAATTACAAGATATAAAAGACTTGGTTACTTGGTTGCCTGATGACCATAAAGAAAAACCGTATGTAGAGTTTGAAGTATTACAAAGTTTAGGGAGGCTGAAATGATTTCAAGAATTCATGTTAACCAACATCACATTAAAGCTAATCGTAAGAATAACAAAGACTTACCAGTGTTGACCGTCAAGACTTATAAATCAAATACAACCTGTAACAAAGTTGACATACAAGGGCCGAGTCGTGTAGTTTATAGCCCTGATAAACCACTCAGCTGTGGTGCTAGAGTTTGGATTGAAACTGAATCTGAAGTAATTTGTTCGTAACTTAGGAGACTGATATGCTATTGACAAGACAATCTAAATTGACAGGTCAAGTTCATTCAATGGAACTTCCTATTACTATTGATCAATTAAATAAATGGGAAGGTGGCGGTTTAATTCAGGAAGTTTTTCCTGACTTGACTCCAGCACAACGAGAGTTTATTATGACTGGTATAACAGAACATGAATGGGATGATGCGTTTTTTGGGGGTGAGTAGTGAAAATGAGTAGAGGAAGAAGAGATTTGTTACAAAAAAGATGGGAACATAGGGAGAAGCTAATGAGCGATAGATATAACGAGTTATTTAAAGAGAATGTAATCTTTTGTTTAGATGAAATATGGACACTCAATGATCGTGAAGATCTATTTGATGACTGTGTTGCTTATGTAATGGATGAACTATCTGGTGGTGTAGTTGATGGTAAGGTTGGTCATTCACATATACTAGTCGCAACAATAAATTACTTTCAAAGTATATCAGGTGATGCAGTATCCAATGATGATCTAGAAATAATGGCAACTAATGATGAGTTGTTAGGAGAACTTAAAAGTGAGGAAGAATTACTAAGTCAATACAATGATAAACAAAACGAGTCAGTCTTATTAGAAAACATAGAGCTAACAGAATGAAATATTTAATAACATTATTTATAATCTTCATGCCAGCTTGTATGTCATGGACACCATATGAATATGCTGATCCAATAGAGCTTGATGAATCAATTAAACTAGTAGTAGAAGATTGTTTTATTGGTTCTTCTATGGATGAGTGTGCTGATTACAGAGAGGAACCTATTTGCACTATGGATTTATGTACATGAAAACAAAGATTAAAATATCCAATACATCTAAGATGCCTTGTCCTTCATGGAGTTTAGAAGCTATCACTACCTGTGCTGGCTCTGTAAAGCCCGAATCAAAAGGTGAATTAGTAGATGCCTGTAAAAAATGCTATGCTAATAAAGGCTTTTATAGAATGAAAAATACTAGGGATGCTAGGCAGTATAACAAACAGGATTGGAAGCGTGATGCTTGGGTTCCTGATATGGTAGACTATTTAAATATCTTTAATTTATTTAGATGGTTCGACAGTGGTGATATTTATACAGTACCACTAGGTGAAAAGATATATCAAGTATGTAAATTAACACCACATTGTTCACATTGGATACCATCTAGGGCTTATAAGTTTTCTAAGTTCAATGAAATCTTTAAGAAACTCAAGGCTTTACCTAATGTTATAGTTCGGTTTAGTTCTGATAGTATCCAAGGTGAGTATACGAAAGGCTTACATGGCTCTACTATTATACCTGATCCTGATTTTAAAACAGATGCGTTTATATGTAGAGCTTATACTAGAGACAAAAAGTGTGGTACTTGTAGAGCTTGTTGGGATAAGAACATTCCAGTAGTTGCCTACCCACTTCAATAAAGGAGAACTATACAATGGTAACGAGAGTACATAGTAAAGGACAAGTGTTAGAAATAAAAGGTAGACAAGAATTAGTTGTACAAGTAGGTATAAATGGTACGAACTATACGGATTGGATAAGCATAAGAGGATATGAAGGTTCAATAGAATTGAAAGGAAACCATGTACATGAACTTATAACTGCAATACTGAGGTTTTCATCAGAAAAAATGAGAGATAACTATAGACAACTTCTTGATATAACAGACGTTATAACTGGAAGCGAGCCTCATAAACAAGAACCTTTTGAGAATTTTCAAATTGAACAGGAAATACTTAGACGAAAAAACGAAAAGAAATGGAATGTAAGAAGAATTAAACAGCTGGAGGAAAACTAAGATGAGTAGTTTAGAAAATATCGAATACGAACCATTGCGAATTGGAAGTAGGAGCAATGGTACGGAAATTAAAATGCTAGTAACTGTGTCTTGTAATAATAACTATACAGTTGATGAAGTTTATGATATAGTAAAGCAAATGGATTTTAAATATGAAGATTCTAGAATAGAATTTATTGATGGTTTTGATATAACTTGTATTAATAATGTTAGAAAGGGAGGAACTTATGAGTAACGTATTATCTTTAAATCCGAGACAGGAAGTATTGAATAACTTGGGAGACTATGGTAAGGCTGACTTCAGTGTTTATACCAGACCTGTATTCTTTCAATCAGACGAGGGGCTTAATAGAATACCTAATAAGCTGGCTCTAGTCAGGGACGATACTGAAGATAGCTTGGGAGTTGTGAGTGACAGCTATCAGATAGCCCAACATCCTGATGCTTTCAGGACAGTAGAGCGTATCATAGCTGGCTCTGAGCTTGACTTAGAGGGCGTTAAAAGGACGATCAGTGTTAGTCATGGTGGTGCTAGGGCTTATGCAATTTATAGCCTTCCAGCGCACACTATTGAGACTAGCAAGGGTGATCCTTCAGCACTTCAAATATCAGCTAGGAATTCTTTTGACGGTAGCTGGTGTTTCCATGTTGATATAGGATCAGTTCGTATGATATGTACCAATGGTCAAGTGTTTCTTGAAGACTTTGCGATGTTTAAATCTAAGCATACTCGTGGTCTTAACATGGCCCATGCAGCTAGGAAATTATCTAATGCTGTTGAGGTATATGCTAAGGAGGTAGATCGTTGGAAAGAATGGAAACAAACTGATGTCTCTGAGGCTGAGGCTTTTAATATCTTTGGTAAGGTTGCTAATTGTAAAGCTCTCGGTAGTTTTGATACTGCAAATCCAATAGACTTATTGCAAGAGCCTGAGATATATCGTAACAAGACTTTGGTTAGGCTTTGGGATCACTATAGAGCTAACGAAAAGAAAGCTCTTGGTAGTAACTTATGGGCGGTCTATAACGCTGTAACCCATTGGGCTACTCATACTCCAGCCACTAAGTCTACTGCTCAGAAAAACATTGCGGCTATCAAAGTCAAGCGACAAGATACAGTTCGTAGTGTATTCAAAGGGCTGGCTCTGGCTGCTTAATGAAGAGGCCAAAGGTAGGTGATAGGATTATCCATGATGAACCTGAGTTTGAAAGAATAACTCAAGGTGTAGTTATGGATATCCTATCATCTCAATTTACATATCAAACTGATAATGGTCTTATCAGATTTTGTTTTTATAAGGACATATGGAAGCATGAACGAAAAACAAGTTAAGAAACTTCGTAAAAGAATCAAGCCCTTACAAGTCGAGTGGTTAAAATCTCTACTGAACGAGGAAGAGGCTAAAGAGGTTACATTAAATAATATAGATTCCCTGTTACCAAAACAGACACATTACTTTGGTCAGGGAATGTTATACCTGTCGTTTATGACAGACAAGTGGATAATGAAAATACTTAAAAAGTATCCTCATATTAATTCACTGAACGAATTGAATGAAGTATATCGTCAGCAACAATCTAATAGCAGAAGGAAAAATAAATGGATGAGTATATAATAGATGTAATTATAGACAATAAGCCAGAGCGATTAAAAGTATATGTACAATCTTTACACGCAGTAATAGATAATATGGTTTCGCTTGGCTCTGTTCAAAGTATTCTTAAAATATTAAGAACTAAAGATGAGCGAGAGTGGTCTTTTAAAGATGGAGGCTTAGAAAGATTATCAGAATTACGGAACGAAATAATTAGTGAGGCTGATATTGCAAATGAATTGAATAAATATAATGAATATAATTAAAAAATTATTATTAATATTATTATTAATATGTTATACAAGTTATGCAGAGGAACCAAACGAGGATCGAATATGTTTAGCTAAGAATATATATTTTGAAGCAGGGAACCAGCCTTTAGCTGGACGCTTGGCTGTAGCCCATGTTACTTTAAACAGGGTAATAGACCAGCAATTTCCTAATTCAATTTGTGAAGTAATTTACCAAGCAGATTGGCATGAGAATTGGAAAGGAAACATAGTTCCCCTACTAGGGAAATGTCAGTTTAGCTGGTTTTGTGATGGTAAGTCTGATAAGCCTACAGATTTAAAAACATGGAACGAATCTTTAGAAATTGCATACAACTTTTCACATACAAGACCTTTAGAT